TATCAGTGGTTTCATTATTTATCGTGCTATTGCCTCATTTCGCAGTTCTTGTATGACCCTACCCTCACGGCTTAGGCCTACCATATAATAATTGCCATTTCAGGATAATATGTACGCTAAAGTTTTATAGCCCAGGACAAATCATTTTATTGAGTATGAAGACACTTTTATATAGTAACAGGAAAATACTCATTATGATTTCGTTTTATCATTTTACTTGACCAAATAGATATTGAGCCTTTGTTCAAATGCACTGTGCATTTACACGGGTTAGTTATTAATATCTAAGTTTTGCCCCGTTATCGACCTCTCTTAACTTTTATGTATAAGGATGATTGTTTGTAGTCCTTATGGAAAAGATATCGATTGCTTGTAGATATCTAGAAAACAAAATAAAAATAACCAAAACCGCATTAAAACCTAAAAGATTTATTTTAGCGGAACCGTTCAAATATGTAGGTTTATAAGTTTATAGATCGAAGTATATTGGTGTAAGCATTCGCCACTCACTGCTAAGGTTGGAAACCTCTCAGATGACGTTTTCACATGTAAATTTATTAGAGCTAATGACCGCTTATATATTTGGAAATTGGAAGGTGCAAACCCATTCCCCTCTATCCCTATGAGGTTAAAAGCAGGGATATCCCCTGAGCGGGTGAAATAATAGCTCATTAAGAACAAGTGCAATCAAATGAATATCGATTTAAGCGCACAAAATGAACTTGGAGCTGAAAAAGGCCTCCGCCCCACTGTCCCTGCTGATGTCAAATTGTACGAACATCGTAAGCAGAAGAACAGAGCTGAACTTCGGAAAGTTAAGCGTTCTTTTGCTCGTGATCGGAAGTTTGATAAGGCAAATCAGTTTGGGGGAGAGAATGATCTTTCTTGTGAGAAAGAATCTGCACATGGCATTGCAGTTCGTTATCATAGGAAGATTAAATCTTTCAATTCCTCGACTCATGTTGAGGAACAAGCTGGATCCTTGTTGGAAATCAATTTCAAGGATCTATTGAAACATGAAGAATTGATTATTGATGTTTGTTTATTTGGATGCACAATTTCAATTTGTCGGGATTTGCGTTCAATGTTCCCTGCTGTAGGTTTACTTTTGAATAAGTATCTTCATAAAGGAATGCGTGGTGAGATTTTACATATTGCAGATTGGATCCGTAGTGAAGTTACTCATACGGTTAATGAACAAGCTGCTACGGAAATCGATACCGAATTTCAAAGTACTCAGAGATGGTGGTCGGCAATTCGTAATTCAGATATTTGGAAAGATATCTATAAAGTTTTAAGCTATGTGACATGCGTTATTGTGCATGGTTTTGATTTGGAGAAACTTAAAAATGTCAAGAAATATGTTTGCGATACTCGATTGATGAAAACGTGTGAATCTGTAAAATTTGTCGACACAATTGGTTCAATTGTGACGAATGTGTGTACACGTGTGCAACAGAGTTATCAGAGTGGTGATTTTTTATCATTTTTCCATAGTGCTGGTTCATACCAACAATGGTTTAATGAAACTTATGAAGTTTTTCGCATTGATAATGCTGAACGTGATAATGCAGATTTCGATCGTTATGCATTTCTTAAACGTGTTATGGACTTGATTGCGCAAGGGAAAGAAATTATTCGTGTGCAGGAAAGCAAAGCAGTTGCTGGAAAACGTTCTGATCGAAAGGACAAATCGCGTGAAGTTGTTCTCATTCACGGACGAGTGACGGCATTGTATGATTTGCAGTTCAAATTACAGAATGAAATGAATTCTGTGAAATTGCGTGAAGTTCCATATTCAAGTTTAGTGTGTGGTCCCTCAGCAGTTGGGAAGTCTAGTTTTACTGAAATTATGCGTCGTCAATTCGCTGCAGTTCAAGGTTTAGCTAATATTCCAGCTTATGTGCGGAATCCCGCATTGAAGCATTGGGATGGTTGGGAGTCCTACTATTGGGGAATCATTTTTGATGATATCGCTTGTTTCAAACCTGAGGCAATGAATGGAATAGATCCTTCGATTGAAAGTATTATTCAAGTGATCAATCCCATTTCGTGCCAGCCGCCTCGTGCGGATTTGAAAGATAAAGGTAAAGCTGCTATACAAGCTAAGATGGTTACTTTAACGTCTAATGTTTTGGATATTAATGCCGATCATTATTTTTCACACACTGCTGCAGTATTGAGACGTTGTGGCTATCAAATTTTGCTTGAAGTAGCACCTGAATTCAGATCTAAAACGAGTCAAGGGTTAGATCCAAGGTTAGCGAATCATGGAGAAAGTGATTACCCAGATTGGTGGGAAATAACTGTTCGTGAACCTGTGACGCGGAAAAAAGATACTCCAGAGATTCGTGAAGGGAATATGGATGATATGGCCAAGGAGGAATGTAAATTTCAAATTGCAGCTTTCGAAGTTGATGGTCAGACTCTACCATTATATAAGATTCGAATGCCATTCTTTTTAGAATGGTTCAATTGGAGTGTGCGGTCTCATTTTGATAACCAAATGAAAATCATGAATTCACAAAAGAAGATCAATTCGGTCAATTTATGCGAACACATCTTGCCGCGTGATCAATGTCGAGAGTGTAGAATTCAAGAACAGGCGGGTGTTGTACCCTATATCCCATTTTACGGGGAAGAATTCTCATTAAATGAATTTTTTGGTATCCATTGGGAATTGACGAAGAAATTGTGGGCTGAAATGCATCTTGATAGGGTGATTGCGACAGTGACTTTTTTGTTATTGACAAATCATCCAGAAACACAATCGAATATTTGTTATCGTATTCGGAATAGAGTGTATGGACACTTCATTTGGATATGGGAGACTTTGCGAGCTTTTGCAAGCTTGTGGTTGGGAGCTAGTTTTGGTCCTATCTTGATGTTTCCGTGTATTTTGTTCTTTTACTCAATTCTTCATCCTTTTGACACTTGGTCGTTGGTCACGGGCCATGAAAATTCATATTTTCAGTATATTTGCCAATTGCTTGAGTATTTCCAATCGGCCTTGTTATTATATGTTGCTGCGTATTGTGATCGAATGGTCGATGCAGTTCATGCAATGGGATTGAAAACCGAATATTTACTTGGTGGCTCGATCTTTTGTATAGCAGTATTGTATGCTGTTGTCAAAATGATTAAACTTTTCTATTCCATGTACCAATCTGTTGAAGAACAGGGGCAAGCACATTCCTTTGGAAAGAAATTTGAAGTCTCAGGCGAGAAAGAGAGTGTCTATGTGCGACCACGTACAGAACTTGACATTCTAGATATTCCAAGACATTCACTATCATTAAAATGTAAGACGCCTGATGAAATCGCTGAATTTTATGGGCCTAATTTGTTTCATATTGGAAGTAAAGATGCGGAATCTAATTGCAACGAGATGGTTGTTGGGAATGCTTTGTTTGTGCGAGGACATTTGTGTTTGGTTCATACACATGTACTTCAACCTGGTGCCCGGAAAATGCTGCGATTCACAATTGATAGTGGCAAAGGAGTTACAAAGAATTTTGTATCATATAATGATGAGGGAAATTTTCAACCTTTGGGTGAACATCTCACATTGATGAATATTCAGAATGCCCCTTTGCGTAAAGACCTGACACTTTCTCTGCCTGCAAAAACAATTCGACAATTCCATGGCGGTGGTTATCTCTTGAAGCGGAATTTGGATGGAACTTTGAGATTCAACATTGTTTTCAATATTCAATATGTTGATTCAATTTTTGGTCAGAATCAGGCCGGTTGGACTTATAAACCAAATGTTGCAACGAAAAATGGAGATTGTGGTTCATTACTATTTGCTGGTACACCCTCTGGACCGGTTCTTATTGGTCTACATCAGTATGGAAATTTAGCAACGGGCGAAGGTGGTGCAACAGATTTAACAACCCTTGAAGAAGTAATTGTTAGCATTAGTCAAGAAAGCATTGCTCCCGGTGATGTTTTGCATGAAAAGGGTCGTGCTGGAAATCTGGGTGATTTACATCCAAAATCCATTGCATGTACTGTTCAGCAAAATGTTCCTGCAGAGGTGTACGGAAGCTATGATGGATTTCGGCAACGTGCGAAATCTCGTGTTGAAAGAACAATTTTTGCACCAAAACTTGAAGAACAGGGTTTTGTTATTGAGCATGGACCACCAGATATGTCATATGTGGCTTCGAATAAGCATTTTGAAAAACTATTGATCCAGGAGGATGACCGTAGGATCGATATCCAACGTGAGGCTATGTTGGCTTTTCTTGATTATGTGACAAAACATCGAACACAAGAGTGGGAGGATCAATGTCACATGGTGGATCAGGAGACGAGTATTAATGGACAGCCAGGTGTGAGATTTGTTGATGCCATCAATTTGAGCACATCAGTGGGACATCCTTATTCAGAAAGTAAAAAGAAACATTTATATACTGAATCTGGAGATTGGAATGATGTGAGGAAAGTGCTACCACATATCCAAGAAGATATTAATAGAATTTGGGATAACTATGAGAATGGTAGAAATAGTAATCCGATTTCGAAAGCATCTTTGAAGGATGAGGCTCGAACTTTTACAAAAATTGAACAGAAGAACACTCGCGTGTTTTATGGTGGTCAAATGTCATACACAATTGTCCAGCGCCAATTATTCTTGTGGTTTGTTCGATTGGTGCAGCGCAACCCTTTTATTTTCAAAATGGCTCCAGGGATGGATGCTTCAGGGCCTCAGTGGCATGAGTTGTGGGAATATCTTTTTGATTTTTCAGATAAAGCAATTGCAGGTGATTATCAGAAGTTTGATATTACTATGTCTGCTGAGGAAATGCATTTAGCATATGAGTTTATTGTGTTACTAGGAAAAATATTAGGTGCTAGTGAACTTCATGTGCGTATGATGCGAGCTTGTGCTGAAGATTCAATTCATGTGTTGATCGATTATTTCGCAACATTGATTCGGACGAATTGTAATCCATCTGGACATGCATTAACTGTCATCATTAATGGATTGGTGAATATCATACGCGTGATTACAGCTTATGTTTTGACGTCTTGTGATGGGAAAGACATTGGTGAAATTCGCCGCCTGTGTCATGAATTTTTTGAATATGTGCATTTGATTGTATATGGTGATGACAATGCGATGACAGTGAAGGAGCGAGATCATTTCAATCATACCACAATGCAAGAAGTGTTCCAGAAGATGGGAATTGGATATACGATGGCAGAGAAAGAAGCTGTCACAGTTCCTTATATTACGGAAAAAGAAACAACATTTCTTAAACGAAGTTTCAGGTTTGAAGCTGAACTGGGGAAATATGTGGCTCCTCTTGATCCAAAATCGATGGTCAAAATGATAGCATTAATGATACCGTCTAAAGTTGAATCAAAGGAGCAACAATTAATCCAATCATTGCTGAGTTGTCATCGAGAAGCTTTTTTCCATGGGAAGGAGTTTTTTACAAAATGGGATCATATGTTGCAAAATTTTGTGCGCGGTACGGAAATTGAAATCATGATGTGTGATTTTCCAACTTGGGAATATTACATTGATTGGTATAGAAAGAAGGATTGCGTGGAAACACAAGATGGAATGATTTTCCAGCAGGCTGGAGCTGTGTGCGAGCGCTGTGGGTATGAATGTTATTTCATCAATTACCAGGATGAAAATGATCTTAGGAAATGTCAATTCTGTAAACACTGCAGATTTGATGAACCTGATTTGGATTGTCTTTATTGTGGTTTGGAAGATTCTTGTGAACATTGTGGTACACAGTATCTTCTTGAGAAGACGTGTGACTTTGAAATACGTGGTGAAAAAGTCAGACTTTTTGAAGGCAAGTGTCTTCTTTGTAAGTATAAAAAGTCTTTCATGAGACTTCTTACAGAACGGCCGAATGGTTTAGGTCGTGGTGACTCCGTGTCACTAAACCAAAATACCAGCCTGTAGGCAGTTACTGCTCCCAATTTGAGGTGACTACTCAAATGGGGGAGAATGGGTCTGCAGGTACCCAAAGACTAGGGCGTTCCCCGAAAAGGAATACATTGTTCCTTGGCATTTAGTCTTATGCCACAATAGTCTAGGTGATTGAATTTATTGATCTTTAATCAATCACTGAATGTATGAAGATTGCTGAAACATACGAAGAAAAAATGGAACAAATTGAAAGTTCCAAGGCGAACGAGAGCCAGCCTTCCACAATGAGCTCTCAAACTGCAGAATTTGTCGATGCTAATGTCGGTGAAATTTTGGATTTTAAAACTTCAGTAACTCAAGAAGCTCCGACTGACAACCAGAGTACACTAGGGCTTGCTGAATTTCTTTCTCGTCCAACTTTGATATCAACATCATCATGGACAACTTCTGCTTTTACAACCTCAACAATTAATCCATGGCAATTGTTTTTTAACGATGCTGTGATTAAGAACAAAATTTCTAATTTTGCTTATTTCCGTGGCGACTTGAAAATCAAGATTGTGGTTAATTGTTCACCATTTTATTATGGTGCTTTGATTGCCTATTACAGTCCGATTAATTCTCCCAATCTGGCTTCAACGGCAGTCGATTTTGTCACTGTGTCTCAAAGGCCTCACATCTGGATTTACCCTCAAACTAGTTCTGGAGGTGAATTGCATATCCCATTCTTTTATCATAAGAATTATGTCTCTTTGACAACCGCAGCAACATTGGGTTCTCTGGGTTCGTTAACTTTTAAACAGTATACTGCCCTTACGAGCGCAAATGGTGCAACGTCTAATGGATGTACGATTCAAGTGTATGCTTGGGTGGAAAATGCGCAGTTGCAAGGAAACTCTACTGGTGCTGTAATGCAATCTGGAAGAGTGAGAGATGAGTATGGTAATGGGCCGGTTTCTGCACCTGCCGCTGCACTTTCTAATTGGGCACAACACTTACGTGACGTGCCAATTATTGGAAAATATGCAACAGCAACGCAGATTGGGTCTTCTGCCGTCTCTCGAATTGCACAGCTATTTGGTTGGTCAAATGTGCCAGTCATTGAAGATGTGAAACCAATGAAAAATGTGCCATTTCATGATTTGGCTTCTGCTCATTTATCAGAACCAACATCAAAAATGACATTTGATCCTAAAGGAGAGATTTCCGTGGATCCAACTATTACGGGTTTGTCTAATGTGGATGAGATGATTTTATCTAACATGTTGCAACATGAAAGTTTTTTAACATCTTCTTCATGGACTACCTCTGATACTGTTGGAACTCAGTATTTCTTTTCTGCAGTTACTCCAATGTTATATGATCGTGGTACAGCATCAAGTGGTGGGACATACGGGATTGCTATGACACCAATGTGTCATGTGTCGCGCGCTTTTACCCATTGGCGTGGTGATATAATCTTTCGTTTTAAAGTGATTTGTTCACGTTTTCATCAGGGTAGATTGCGTATTAGTTGGGATCCGACAGCCGCTAATTCAGGTACAACAGACAATACTAATGTTATTTTGACAAAAGTAATTGATCTTGCTGAATCTGATGAAGTGGAATTTAGGGTTCCTTATATGCAAGCTGCTCAATGGTGTAATACAACAAATTATCTTGGTGAGATATACACTACAAACAACTGGCTCAATGGAGCTGGTTCTCGGACGCTTTTAGCCGATACGACGAATGGTGCAATTACTGTGAAGTGTTTGACAAACTTGTCAGCTCCTACTGATACGGCAACTGTCACTATTTTGACTTTTGTTCGTGCAGCAGACAATTTTATTCTTGCAAATCCTTGTGATTTACCACCATTGATGTCGTGGCTTCAAATGCAAAGTGGTGTTGCCCAGATTGATGATGGGAAAATTTCTGAAGATTTCCATAAAATCAATTTTGGTGACCCCGTTCTATCATTGAGAACATTGTTACGTCGCTCTGTAAAGCATGATGTCAGAGTTGTTGTAGGCACTGCTTCAACAGGGGTACGAATCACTACCAGCTTGCAAGGGCGTCAGCCTCTACAACCCGGATATGATACCAATGGATATTTGCAAGTGAAAGGTGTTGAGACTCCGGCTACTAGCTATGGTTTTAATGCAGTTGCATTCACACCCTTGTCTTGGTTTAGCCCAGCTTTTATTGCAACTCGTGGTGCCATTCGTTGGCATTATCTTGTTAATATTAATTGTGATGCTGCAGGATTCGTTCCAGTTGACGTTGATATTACTCGTGGTACAAATAGTGTTGTAACTGGTTCTAATCAATTGATCATTCAAGACATATCTTCAACACTAGAAGCATTCCGAGGTGATACCAAATGGAAAGGAGCTTCAGGTACAGCATTGACTCATCAGATTACACAGTCTGGAGTGTCAGTGGAAATGCCAATGAACTCCCAGTATAAGTTCACGTACACTCTTCCAACAATGTCTACCATTGGTTCTCAGACCGATGGGACAGAGTACGATACGTATCGTATGCGTGTCACAATGGGGAGAAACAATAGTGCATCCAGTACTGCAATTACACGTTATGTGTGTGCAGGAACTGATTATGGATTGCACTTTTATCTTGGGGTTCCGGTTTTATACTATAACCCTTCGATGGGGCAGAACTCTTAGTTCGTCCTCAGGATCATTTTACAATTCATTCAAGGAATTGTGGGGGATCTCTGAAATTTATATACACATGTATTAATTTACAAGTAGTTTTAGATTCAGGGATTCCCTGATGACTTTTTATACTTGAAAAATTTTGCATGCTCTATGCCCT